AAGCGTTGTTTATCGCCTCTGGAGGCGTTTTCTGATGGCGGATCAGGGATAATATCCCACCGAATCTCCTTTTTCATAACGATTCGACCGTCTTTTACGAGCTTTTTACGCCCGATTCCCAGTGGATTTGAGTAATCAGTCTCTACTCTGTGCCAAAAAGAGGACAAAAACTGGCGTTTTCGCTCGGCTAAGTCCTGCTGAAACTGCTGATCGTTGTCTGTTTGACGTACCGGCACGTACACACGAGGGGTGGTGAGGATATGGTCTGCCGCATTGTCCACTGCGTTCCGCGCAGTCGGAGGGATAGTCGCTCCCATGCCTGATTCCCTGTATTCACGAGGGATGATCTCCCCAATGTTGGGGTAATTACCGTTGTAATAGTCATTATCGTCCCTGATCTTGTCGAAATAGCCGTTCCAGACCTCGTACCGGAGGCGGTTAAACCGGCCATAATCATCATCAATAATGTCTATGTAGTCCTGAGTAGTCATAGCTTATCCAAACGTCACATAATCCCTGCGCATCACACCTGATGCTGTGCCTTGCCGCTTTTTTGCTTTCATCACCGCGAGTCCTGCTGCCATCACAGCATCGTCGTGGTAGCCAGGGGGGTGTGAGTACTTGACTCCACCGCCTGGAAGAACCGAACCCTCGAACAGTTCCATCTCTTTCTTCAATACTTCGTCGTTCTTACCAAAGTGCACCCGACCGTGTTCTACCTCCGCCGCAAGCGTAGAAACCAGTCGGGCCTTTGAATCGTTCGTAAATTTGAAACTCGAGACTGCACACCCTTCGTTCCTGAGCATGTCTGCTACCGGCTCACCGATACCCGATCCGTCCAGATGTACGGTCTGACACCGGTATCGTTTATACAAATTCGCTATACGTGGCCCTAAGAGCGTGTAATCAAGTCCGTTAAAGCGGTCAGTAGCAACGAACTGCATACGTCCGATATCCACCACATACGCCACTGTGTAGTCCTCGATCTTGCCAAGGTCTAAGCCCATCAGGTAATGAGACTCCTGGGGTTCTTCCCATTCAGAATCGAAACAATCATCGAAATTCTTAAAGACTGTTCCATCGTCCTCGACCCACTCAGCGAGGTATTGCTGTCTGTATTGCGCGTCGGTGAGGTCACGCTTGAATTCCTCAAGAGCCTCTTCATCTATGTTCGGGTGCTCAAGTGACGTAACGGAAGCAGAGTAGTAACGGGGGTCTTGTTCCTGCCCAACTTGCCAGTAGGTACGGAAATTACCTTTCCCTCTGGCGATACCGATAGCCACGAGCCTCCCGTCAGAATCGGCCAGTGCGGGCATGAAGTTTGCCCACGCTTCAGGATTCAAGTCGTGAGCCTCATCGACAAACGCTGCGGTAACTCGATCTCCCTGCAAGGACGTGGGATCGTCGGCAGATTTTGCCTGGATACGAGCACCGTTCTGTAGTTCAACGAGCTTACGGGTCTTGTCATGCCCGGCATAATAATCCTTAAGCGGAGCACCAGGACCCACAAACAGGTTCCAGACAGGCTCCCAGACCTTCATCGTTAGCTCGTAGTTAGGTGCTATCACGTAGATATAGGGGGCGTGATACACACCGAATTGTTCTTTTCTTGGCTGTAAGGCTTCTCTGACTATCTCTGCCTTAATAGCGGTAGTCTTTCCAGCTCTCCGTCCACACGCCAGTATGAGACGCTTTTTATGGGCCTGTGTATGAATGTGCTCAGCTTGCCAGTCCCACGGGTCGTAGGGGTCCCCATCGTTAATGAACTCCCATATAGCAGGGAAGTCAGACATCCAGCACCTTTTCCTTCGGCTGTAAGGCCAGTTCAAATAACCGGTTCACAACCTCTTTCTCCACTACCTCAGCTACTTCCTTCGGGCGACCGACATATAACTCCATAAAGAGCTTCTGTGCTCGAACGTCACCTTTGACAGCAGACTCGATCATCGCCCCATAGACAGCCTCGAAATCACTATGCGCTCTCTCAAGAAAGACAGCCTTCGTGTGTATACGGGGTTCTGACGGCTGCTGTATCTTCCACGTCCCAGTACCCTTCACAGCTAACCCACGAGTATCGTTAATGAGTGGCTGGTGAGTAGGACCCTCTTTCAGAATCAATTTCCCCTCACGAACCTCGCGCACCACGTCCTCATACGTGCGCACCCCGTAATCCCTCTGAGGGTCTAATTGCTGTATTAACTCTTCACTCATCGACGCTTACGCAATCTCCCTAACGTCTTAGCCAACCTCGCTTGCTTCACAGTCCTCGGTGAGTACCGACCAGGATTCTTCGTCACGGCACTCGCAAACGCTGATGTAGACTTACCAGCCTTCTTCGCCTTCGCCCTAAACGCCCCAGGACGCTTAATAGCACCCTTAATCCAATTCTTAGCCATTACCGACCTCCAACACTACTTTTCTTCGGCAACCCACCCCTGTCACTGGTTTCCCAATAAAACGGTCTGGGAGGACGAACACTCCGGCTCTTACGTCCAGTAGAACTACCACGACCCTTCGGTACAGCAGTCGTAGGCTTAGTCGTGTACCGAATACTCTGACCACGACCAGCAGGTTTCCTACCACTACCAATTCCCTTAGCCGCCCTGTACACAGCCATACGTGTGTCAGGACTACTCTGAGAACGAATTGCTTTTCGACGTTTCTTATATTTAGACGGTGGCATTAGTACCTACTCTTCCTGTACGGAGCCTTCTTCTTCAAATACTTACTCTTCGGCATAAAACGCTCTCCCTTGCAAACAGTGTAACGGATCAACTATATTCGGTGATAGGGTGAACCCTAATAGGTTCCTCTCCTTTCTAACCGGAGTGTCTCCTCCTCCTATCCCACCACAAACTATGGGCTACCCAGGAGGCACTCCAATATCTCTCTCAGGATTCCACTGAATTATCTTTGAGGACCCCCATCCCTAAAGAGGAAGCCGCGCAAATTGCCGCCCGCCCGCCCGTCCAGTGCGCGTGCAATCGTGCCATTTGATCCGCGAATCACGCAAACCAGGCAAGACAACGGATAGACGATCCGTTAGTCAATCAATTAAATGCCTTACAGGGTAACGAATTAACCATGCCTATTATTTATAACAGACACTAAAGCAGACAACCCACGAACTAAAACCGGTTTAAGTTCGGAGCCTGGTAGATGCCTGTATATTAATAGTCCCGATTGACTCATCACATATGAGTATAGATCGGGAGCTATCGCCCCTATCAAATACCAGGCTAGAAAATAATAAGAATAATAGTGCCCCGGTTCTCTCCCCTCTAATCAATATGTCTATCAACGTATTAAGTGTGATGCCTTGACAATAAATAAAATATATGTTAGGATTATCCTAACAACAAAAGCACAGAAGAGAGGACGGTGCACATGGGAAACGGGGTGGATTCGGGAGCGAACTCAAACACTCAAGCAAGAAAGCAAGTCTGTAATGAATGCGTATACGCTACTACTGAGACGCATTCGAACCTGTTACCGGTTGAATGGTTAGAGCGTAGTGATACATACCATGATCGCTATTGGTCCGATGCTGTCGAATACGCCTTAACCCTGGGATGCGGACTCCAGGACGCGCCAGAGGATACATTCTGGTGCGATGGATACGCCGGAGACTACAACTGCGATTGCTGGTGTAACAATGCCTAGCAACGATCACACTATCGAACAAATAGAACACGCGATCACAACCTGCAAAATGACCAATACGTATAAAATGGCGTGGTTACGTGCAATCATAGATCACACTGTAGAAAATACAGAAGATCGCACGATTGATTTTGATAGCCTGGCAGAGCGGATATTTAACAACTATAAGATAAAGTCGAAAGCACCCCGAGAAGGTGACGTTAGCCACGGGAGCAATCCGGCAACGGTTCCGGGCATCGTGCAAATCGTGCGCAGTGTCGACAATCCAACAGATAAAGACATTAAGAAAATATCGAGCATCCTTAAAAAAGATGTTGCCTGGCGTTTTCTTAATGATGTAGATCTATACGACTTAGATTTACAAGCCAGGACGATCACGCTACACGATCCGCAATTGTTGCGAGATAATGCCGAGCGCCTAACTACTGCGCTAGTCAAGCGTCGCGCCTGCGTACTTAATCAATGGAATCCCGGGTTAAACCTGGCAGAGGCGCAATAAACACACTGGACACAAAAAAAATCAGAAGGAAAAAACAATGTCAGCACATATAGTCAGTAAAAAGCATATAGATACACTGTTAACCGTTGCATACGGTGACAACCCGGATCCTTACTTTCAAACCAGGGATTTAACCGCTAGAGGAGAGATCCTGCGGTTAGCTAATCTCGAGAGTATACACGCGAAATATCAAGACACCCGGGGGCATGATTCAGATTCTGATCGCTTGCCTGGTTACATTTGGGATCGCGTGCCGTATCAATACGAGATCGCGCCGTTACTGTTTATCTATACGGAAGCATACCCGCCCCGGCGACAGCTTCAGATTCTCGCGGCGCTCCGGTTGTTAGATTGTTACGAATACCAGGCGTGCGAGTTTTCCGGGTGGCGTGATTCGCAAGCATTCAAGGAATGCCACGATATCCGCGCAACCTTGACGCATGAGCTAACCAGGGGACCAATTAAAGAAATATCACAACCAGATCACGATCTGATTAGTGAAGTATGGAGTATCTAGGATGAATGACAAAACACTAAACCAGGCGATCAATATGGGGATCGATGTTCTATTTATAGATGTAGCAAACAATAAAACCAGCAAAGTAAACGCGACACCAGGCGCGGGGGGTAAATGGGATCTGCG